CACATTTTGTGTCCATTTCTCCAACCGCATCATTGCAATCTCACGGTTGTAAGCGTTCAGTCCTTCCATCTCATCAGGGTTCACCACCTCGTCAAAGTGTGTATCCGACAACATCACCACAAGGGTTGCTGCATGGGTCTTTGGTTTCGCTGGTGCAAGCCAGATTGGTGGTTTAACACTTAGACCATCAACCTGATCCACAAATGAAAGAGCCTTTTCAAGTTCATCCAGTTTCGTTTGCAGGCGCACATTCTGGTTCGCATAACTGTCACGCTGCTTACGCAAACGCAACAACTCACCATTGCCTTCAACCTCTAACGCCTCATTGATTTGATCGCCTAAGCCCATCAGATACCTTCTCTGTTTCGCCAACGCACGATTGCGTTTCTTGTGACCTGATAATTGTTGTCTTGCAACACTTGCGATATGACTGATGCAGAGATTGTTGTGTTACGCAAAGCGCACACCAAGTCCTCTCTGTCCTCTCCTTGCATTGATTGAATCGCCAGATCAACTGTTGATTGTTTCCCACCAGCATTAACTGGCGTTGCCTCTATCTGCTTGAGTAACTTTCCCATGCTCACCTTCTCTGTGATCTTGAATGTGTTTATCTAACTTGTCATCCACCTTGTTCAAACCTTTGTAGATCATCTTGAGTTGCATCTGAACAACAGCATGATCCTCACGGTTCTCCCGTCTGGCTTCCTTGCTCTCCTTCTTAAATGATTGCATGAAACCAACAACAATGCCACCAAGCGTTGTGATACAAGCAACGACTATGGCAGCAAGTCCAGCATCCATTTATGCACCAACAATGACCTTCGCTGGTGGGTTGGCTGCGAACACAGCCTTGATCTGCTCAGACGATTTCTTGCCATCAACCTCTAGGTGAAACCAGTCTCCCGAAGGTGCGCCCGAAACTGTTGCCTTCGTATATTTCTGCCATGCCATGTCTCTATCGCACTTGGCTGCCCTTCCGTGTGGGGGAGGGAAATAATCAATAATCATTTCTACACCTAAAGCATCAGCGTGCTTCACCAAATAATCCATTGCTTCCATTGCATACTAGCGCCCACCTTGAGCAACGCCACGCTTCCCATCACTCATGTTGCGCCACGAAATATCTACAGCCCTACCTGTTGCGTGAACACTTAGTGATTCTTTCCCCCTCATATTTCTCACACCCCATGAACCATTTGACCAGAGCGCAGGACTGTAAGCCTTCGTTAGTTCTTTGATCAGTGCAGTGAGTTGTGGATGTTCACCAGTTGCAGCACCATCTTTGTTTCCTGTGTACGGGCGTTTCATTTAGCAGCCTTTTTTGCAGCAATCTTTTTTGGTGTTGCACCAAACGCTGCATCAATTTCATCCTTCGTTAGCGTGCCATCAACACTTGCACGGGCAAGAGATTCAACAACTTTGAACACGGACACAGCACCAGCCAACGCTGCAGCCTTCCACAGTTCTAACTCAGGTGCGATAACAGATGCACCAGTGATTACACCCAACGCATTTGTGAGAAATAACGCAATAATTCTGCCTGCGACATCTTGAGCCTTTTTCATTCTGGATCACCTTTCTTTAACATTGTTGCCACAAAGTGTACTAGCACCGTCAAACAGGTGATCCACAACGCCTGACGCAAAGTTGTTCCAGACAAAGTGAGCAACACTAAACCTGTGCCAGCCCACACCCATGCGTTCTCAATCAAGTAATCATGGATTCGTTTCATGTGCGCCTCGCTGGTGCAGGTGTCGGTAGAGCAACCAGAATTGTAGTGCCTGCAATAATCGTGCGCCTGACCGCAACAGTTACAGCAGAATCCACTGGAACATATGTGTCAAAACCTTCGTTGCCGAAAATGTTTATTTCCTCCTCAAAGGCTTCCTTCACTTCTGCTGGCACGCTTGGGTCGTTCAATGCTTCAGCGATAACGGCAGCCATTGATTCAGACAGTTGTGTTTCCTCTACCTGTTCAAAGAGTTGTTGTGCTTGATCTGCTGTGACTGCTGTTAGTACTTCGGCAGAAGCAACCAACTGCTGTGCTTGATCGCTGCTCAAATCGGCTTTCAATATCTCCTCAACTACTGCTTGTACTTGTTCTGATGTTGTTGCCTCAGCCAGAACCGATAGGGCTTCCACGAACTCTGCCTGAGTTAAAGGTTCATCTGGCACAGCCTTAGTCAAAACAAAAGTTGATGGGGTAACAATGGTTGTGTCTGGTGGATTGGTCGCAACAGGGAGGCTCACAGTGGGCTCTGGGATGATTGTCGTGAGAGGAACAGTTGGGCTTGTAGCCTGTGGGGATGTGGTCAGCGTTGTTTCTGGTAGGGGTTCTGGGATGGTTGTTGTGGCTGGTATTGAAGTGGTTACCACGACTTCTGCAACGGGCTGAGGAATGGGTGGAGGAATAGATGTTGTTGATGTTGTTGATGTTGTTGTGGATGGCAGCGTGCTTGTTGTTGTTGTTGTGCTTGTCGTTGTGCTTGTGGGCTGACTTAAAAGGGTCGTGGTACTGGAAACATAAAGGGTTGTAGATGAGGTTGTTTGGGGCGTTGTTGTTGTTGTTTGTGGTGCTGCCGTTGTGGTTGGCAGGTAAATAGATGTTGTGGTGGTGCTTGCTGGCATCTCCGTTGTCGTGGTACTTGGTTCTATGGTTGTTGTTGAAGTAGTCGTTGATGAAGTTGTTGTGGTTGATTCCGTTGTTGTCGTTCCAAGTGTGGAAGTTGTCTCTGGTGTTAAAGGCTCACTAGTAAAGAACTCTGGTTGAACAATCGCCCAACCCGTATCATCAATGTTCCATGCAAGCATGAAGCAAGTTCCACCACCGTTCTCATAAAACCACGCATCAAGTTCCTGTGTGCCAGCCTCAAGTTGCAGTTCGCCAGACATAGTTGCGCTGCATCCTTGATCTTGCCAAACACCAAACTCCTCTAGACCAATCTTGACTGTGCCGCCATCATCTGAAGCAATCCAAAACTCAATCGTGTCATGCTCAGGTATCTGAATGAAACCCGTGTAATGCAGCATGAAAGAATCCCAACCACAATCACCAAACAAGTTCTGCTCATAATCCCAAGTCGCATTAATAAACGGTTCAACAGAAGTACCGCACAAAGGATAAGCAAGATCAGACTTCGTTGGTGGTATCTCTGTTATCTGGTAGCCACGAACTAGCAGCCCTGTTTGTGTGGCTTGCGCAGGTTGTGGTGCGAACAGTGCGAATAACGCAACAGGTAGAAAAACTAGCCAGCGTGAACGCACATCAGGCTTCAGGCGACCATTCGGTAGCCGTATTACCTTCAGCAACCCACGCATCATAAGCAACCTTGTTCGGGTTGTCATCAGTTAAAGGAAACGAACGAACACCACCGTCAGATAGTGGTTGAAAGATGTGGCGTTGTGTGCCATTTGAACGGTCAATGTCAAGATAATAAAACATTACAACTCCGCACTAAATCCGACATAACCAGAAGTACCATTTGACTGAAAGAAGTAATTTCTATATTGCGTTAATCCAGTAGTAGTTACAACCACAGTTGCGATTTGAGGGGCTGTGTCTGATGCACCTAATGTCACAGCGGTCGGTGTAAACGCAACGACATTTTCTGTCAAACGCAATGATGCTAAAGCAGACAAGTCAATTGAAGTTGGTGCAACTCTCATTGTTACAGGTAACTGAACATTAATCGCTGCGGTCGTTGTTGAGGCTGCAATACCTAAACCAAAAGGGGCATTTGCAATGCCTCCTGACTGATAGCGAGTGTAGTACCGTTGGCATTTGCCAAGCGTTGTGCCATAGTCCTCAAACTCAAATGGTGTAGCAACAGAACCAGCCTCAAGTTGAATACCAGTCACCTGCCAATAGTTGCTGGTTGCAGCAGCAAGGTTGGTTACTCCGACAGCACGGTTAGTACTTGTGTTTGCGTTCCAAGTTGTATTCAATGTTCCACTTGTAAAATTAGAACCAGCACCAAGAAAAAAGTTCACCCCAAGAGATGAAGCATTATCGTTATTAAACGCACCAGTAGTATCGGCAGGAAAAATTATGGTTTTTTTCTCCCAAGTTCCAGATACAGAAACTGTGTATGAAGCGGAAACTTGACGGGTATTATTATTATCAAACAATTCAACAATATAAGTTCCAGTTACATTTGACTTCACCCAAAACGAAAACGCAAACGGTTTCGCAGATGCAGTACCTTTCAGAAACTGCTGAACATTTTGACCTTCAAGACTTTGTTGAATAAGTATGAAATCACCAGCAGCAGGAGATGCGTCAGCAGTAGTGCATAAAACTTTCCATGATTTACGCAAACCTGAACCTGTTGGCGCATCATTTTCTACTGATTGAGTCCATGTACCCATACTGTTTGGCAAAAATGCCATTCTGTCAGCCGTGTAATAACCACCAACAGTAATAGATGCTGTTGATGTTCCTCGTTGTGCAACCTGCATAGCACCATTGATAACCACATTACGGTTTGAGAGGGCTTGCTCACCGATATCTGAGCCGAGCAAGTTCACCCAAGATGAACCGTTATACAACCACAAAGTGTTCGTGTCGGTTGTGTATGCGAACATTCCTTCAGCCAAAACAGGTTCGCCTGCACCACCAAACGCTGCATCACGGGTTGTCGTAGATGTGAACCTCATAATGGATTGATCCATTAGGAAAGTATTGACCTGATCTGCAGTGAGAACACTGCCACTGGTAAAGAGTTTTGCGCCTGCGCCTGCCATAATGCCTCCTAGTGTAACACTCAGGTCAGAGCGTTAGTTGAATCCATGACCCCATACAGGCTGTCATCCAAAATAAAAGCGTACACCAAGTCCGCTACCGCTAAACCATATTCCACCGTATGCGAACTAGGCGAAATCACATGGCGAATATTCTCAATGCTGTAATCCTTAGTCACGGTTGCTGGTGTTCCTGTTGGATAGGTGCGTGTAATACGAACCACATCAGCAATATCAACAGCAGTCAAGACCACTTGATTCGCAGAACTCAACGGGTTGTAAATCGTCTGGATACGGTCAAACCTGTATTCAGGCTCTTTGTATCTATCCAAAAGATCGGCTGCCAAAGTTAATGCTGCAGCATCATCCACCAACAGCAACCCCGAAAGGCTAAGTGTAGAAATACCGTATTCAGTTTGTGACGCAACATCATTAGCGATCTGATCTGTGCCACCCTCAACCGCACACACCACCTTGTTGTACAGGAACTCTTGACCATACATAACCGACAGGCTGGTGTAAGGGATATCTGTTCCAGCGTCAGAGAAGTATGCGCTAGGTGCAGTGAACGAGGCTGCGATACGGTCAGTGAAAGTTAGATCACCATCTGCAGCGACAAAGAAATATCCCTGCTCACTGGTAGCAACGGATTGCAGATAGGTCAGAACATTACTGTTCGCTGCAATATCAAATGTTGCACCGCCACCCAATGTTGCTGCGCCAGCATCAATGTCACGGGTCGCAGGATAATTCACTTCAGGTAGATCAAGAATGGATGTAACCCGTGTACCTGACAACTCTTGCGTAGGTGTAATGGCGTTCTCTGTGAAAGTGTTTGCCAGTAGCACGAAGTCATCTGCAGCCGTGATCGTCACATAACTATTCTCGCTAGTCGCATTAGGGCTGTTCGGCTCATACGACACATCAATATCTGTGATACGCCCTGTGAAAAGTTGAACACCATCAGAGAAAATTGTTACCTTTCGGCGTGGTGTCACACCTGATTTACCTGTTGAAACATCCCAATAAGGTGAACTCTCGTTGATTGGGTCAAACCTGCGATCACGATTCAACAAACGAACAGTGCAAGTGCCAGCGTTAAAGTTTTGCAACTGATCAGAACGACCTCTGCTAATGCTTATCTCTTGACAGAACTGTGAAACATCATCACCGACCAATGTTCCACCGAAAATGTCCTCATCTAAAACACCATCCTCTGCAGAATCCAGCGTAAAAATATTGACTGGGAAACCCAATTCCATCAGAACGGTGATTTCCTCACCCCATGCCATAGGTGTCATGTCATGCAACCTTCAGTGGTAGCGCACCATTCCTGCGTTGATACCTAGTAAGTACATCAACGATTTCGTCACCAAGTTTTGCAGGATCAGTACCCATGCCAGCATTGATTGTCACATTCACTGTCATACCTGACTGCAAACGATCAAGAGGAATCACTGCCTCTGCGCCAGCCTCACCTATAAGCGCACGGGTTGGTTGCGTAACAATTCCACCCGTTGCAAACGGAACTAATCCTCTACGGCTCATCAACTCATCAGCCTGACCTTGTGTGAGAATACCTTGAGCAACAGCAGCCATTTCAGCGACACCACCACCAATGGTTGCAGCAGTCTGACCATCACCCTGTGGTGGCAATCCACGCCTAATTCTTTCAGCCTCAGCAGCCTCAGCATCAGCGATTTGTTGTGGGGTTAAACCCTTAGCAGCGTCACGGCGTTCTTTCTCCGCTTTCGCCAACTCATCTGTTGCGTCAGCCAGCCTTTCATAAGCGTCAATGCGATCATTGATCGCATCCCGTTCTGCCTTCTCTGCATCAGTTAGTTCTTTCAATGCATCTGTGTACGCATCACTTCCTTCTTTTGCACCTTCAACAAGTTCGTTTAACTTTTCTTGTTGCTCATTGACATTCGCCTGCGAATCAGCAAGAGCGATATTCGCATCCTCAACAGCCAACTTTGCATCAGCCACAACCCGTTCAGCATCAGCGATTTGCTGCAATGTAGGAGTGTCCGTGCGGAGTTTGTTTAGTTCTCCCTCTGCATCTGCAACAGATTTAATTGCGTCACGAACATCAAACTTTGATTCAGCCAAAGCAATCTCTGCTTCACGAATAGTTTGAGGAGTTGCCTTTGGATCGTTTCGCAAATCAGCAAGTTCTTTCTCTGCTTCAAGAACAGCAAAGTTCGCCTGCTCAACATCAAACTTTGCTTTCTGCAAACGAATCTCGCCTGATTCAACATCAAATGTGCTGACCTTTTCACGCAATTTCTGCAAGGCTTCCTCAGCAGCCTTAAGTGTTTTGACACTATCTGCAGCAGAAATATTGGCTTTGGTCAAACTGCGCTGCGCATCAGCAACAGCCCTGTTCTGTGCAACAACTTCCTTACTGTCGGCTGCATAGCCCTTAGTGATCTTGTTGAAGTTTGCTTGTGCTTTCGCAGTATTAGCAAAAGCATCACCCAACTTGTCGTTTGCTTCCTCAACGCTGCTAGTTGCGTCTTTGAGTGAGCGTTGAGATTTGGTTACGCCTTGAAGTTTGTCAATGAACTCCTGCATTTTGTCTTTTGCTTTTCCAGTGGTATCGCTCACAGCATTAAAGGTGTCATCAACCTTTAGTAATTCCATGCGCAGTTTTGTTGCACCAGTTTCGCTGTCTCTGAAAAACTTTCGGTTGGTGTCAAATGTCTTGAGTTGTTTTCTGCTTAAGCCCTCAAACGCAGCATTAACTCTGTTAAGTCCACCTGCTGCAGCATCAGCACCAGCCTCAACTTGTTTGAAACCAGTGAACAACCCCTTAAAGAACCCACCTATTTTTGCTATTGCATCACGCAATGCTTTGAACCTAGCAATCAAAAGTGCGATTATCACAACCGCCACAGTTATTGCTGCGATTATTATGCCGATCTGACTACTCTTTACTGCCATGTCCAAAACTTTCACTCCAAGAGCAGTACCCAAAAATCCTGCTTTTGCAAGTGTGTTCAAAACATTCATCACTGCAATCGTTGCGTTGTAAGCAATCGTTGCAGTTCTAACCAATATCAAAGCCGATATCAGAGCAAACAGTGTGTTACCAAGTGAACCCATGTTGCCGATTGCCCTAAGCACCTGACTGCCCAAATACTTAAACGCTGCACCAACACCTTCCTCACCAAGTATCGCTGCGAACTCAACAAATACAGGAATGATCTTGTCGTTCATAAACGACATAAGCGCAGAGAAAATAGGGATCAGGGCTGTACCAATTTGACCTTTAACATCCTCAACCTGTGCGCCAAACGATTTCATTTTGAACGCAACACCATCACTGGTTCTTGCCACATCACCCTGCTGAATCGCAGTCTGCTCAAGAATCAACGCATACGCTGCCTGCGTTTTAATAGCCTGTGGCAAAGTTCCCTTAGTGGTTTGAATCAAA